ACCATTGTGAACGCATTGAGTTACGCATTATACGGTGTTGCACTGACCAACATTAAAAAAGACAACCTAATTAACAAAATCAACAGCAAAGGCATGTTGGTCACGCTGAGTTTTGACAAAGACGGCGCTAGCTATAGGATTGAACGTGGTCGCAGACCAAATCTTCTCAAGTTCTATGTTAATGATGTGGAACAAGACACAGAAGAAAGTGATGATGCACAAGGCGACATGCGTGAAACGCAAAAAGATGTGGATGAGCTGTTGGGCATGAGTCACGACATGTTCAAACACATTGTTGCGTTGAATACCTACACAGAACCATTCTTAAGTATGCGGGCCAATGACCAACGTGCAATTATTGAGCAGTTGTTGGGCATTACATTGCTTAGTGAAAAGTCTGAAGCATTAAAAGAACTGATTCGCATCTCAAAAGATGAAATACAACAAGAAAGCGCCAATATTGAAGCCGCTAAAAAGTCTAATGAAAAGATTCAACAAAGTGTGGACAGTTTAACCACTAGACAAACTGCTTGGTACACACAACAGGCCACAGATTTAGAAAAAATTAGCAAGGCCATTAATGAACTGCACAGTGTAGACATTACAAAAGAACTGGAACAACACACCAAGCTCAAAGCATATGATGAGCATAGTGCAAAAATTAAAAGTTTAAACAAAGAAAAGGCCACTTTAGAAAGTGCAATTATTCAAGCTGAAAGAACTGTAAAAAAATATACTACAGAACTTACAACTTTAGATAACAAAACATGTCATGCTTGTGAACAACAACTTCATGATCACAAGCATGAAGAAATGACCGCACTTGCTAATAAAAATTTAAAAGAGGCAACGACTTATTTTAACAAGGTTACCGCAGACCTAGCAAAAATCAACAAAGAGTTGACTGCAATTGGTGACATTAATGGCAGGCCAAAAACATATTACGATACTTTAGAAGAAGCACTAAAGCATCAAAACAATTTGACTACTTTAGAAAGTCAGTTGGTCAAACGTGCTGAAGAAATTGATCCTTATCAAGAGCAAATTGACGAGTTACGCAATACTGCAATGCAGGAAATTACGTGGGATCAGGTAAACGAGTTGACTAACTTGAAAGAACATCAAGAGTTCTTGCTCAAGTTGCTCACAAGTAAGGACAGCTTTATACGGAAAAAGATCATTGATCAGAATTTAGCTTATCTTAATAACAGATTGACCTACTATCTCGACAAGATGGGACTACCGCATACTGTTGTATTCCAAAACGACTTGGCTGTGGAAATTACGCAACTTGGGCAGGATCTAGACTTTGATAACTTGAGTCGTGGTGAACGTAATAGACTTATACTTGGCTTGTCATGGAGTTTCCGTGACGTATGGGAAAGTTTATATCAAAGTATCAACTTGTTGTTTGTTGATGAACTCATTGACAACGGATTGGATGCAAGTGGTGTTGAAGGTGCGTTGGCTGTGCTTAAAAAGATGGCACGTGAACGCAATAAAAACATTTATTTGATCAGTCACAAGGATGAATTGATCGGTCGTGTTAATAATGTTCTAAAAGTTATTAAAGAAAATGGATTTACATCATATGCAAACGATGTGGAGTATGTAGATTAACATGGAACAAGATGAAGTATTGCACGCCGAGCTCATGCAGGCGTTTAGCAAATATTTTAAAGCCAATCAACGATGGATCAATACGGGAACACGTATTGCTGGTCGAGAAGTTCGCTATTGGCTCAGTGAAATTAGAAGATTATGTAGCTTACGAAGAGAACATGTAAGAGCATGGCGCAAAGAATTAGACGAAATTAAAAAGCAAAAGAAAGAAATCCAAAAGGCACAAGGCACGGACACAGGCACAACTAACTAGTTGATGACATGGTATTATCAAGACACAATTATAGAAGAACTACCGGAAGATTGCGTGGGATTCGTGTACTTGATAACAAATGTCATCTCTGGTAGAAAATACATAGGCAAAAAATTAGCCAAATTCTCTAAAACATCATACAAAGTAGTAACACTTAAAAACGGTACTAAGAAAAAGAAGAAGATTCGCAGTAAAATTGACAGTGACTGGCGTGAATATTATGGCAGTAACTTGGAATTAAATGCAGATGTTCTAAAATTAGGCAAAGAAAATTTCAAAAGAGAAGTATTATACTACTGTAAAAGCAAATCTGAATGTAGTTACATTGAGGCCAGAGAACAATTCACCCACAAAGTATTAGAATCTAAAGACTATTATAACGGACAGATCAGCGTTCGTGTACATGGCTCGCACATTTTAAAATCATAGGCACAACAAGCGGTACAACGCAAGCGTCGGCTAAATTCGGACGCCCTAGACCTGGATCTCGGATCGCAGGGATGGAAACCTCTTGCCGCTAAGAGTACTCAATCACTATCCTTAACAGGACGAAGATGGGATATGCCTTCATAAACCCGTTTGATTGTTTGAAAATATTTAAAAGGCTAAAAGATAGGGCAATGAGATAAAGCAACCCTAGGGTTATTGTACGTGACAATAGATGTATAATAACTACCGTCATAAAGAAGACGTAGCTCGAGGTACCGGATGACCGCCTCTGTAATGCTATATTATTGTAATGGTGAGGCAACTCGCATAATGTTTCTTCTCCCGGCAACGGGAGAAGTATGGATCCACAATCTGCATAATATTTAAACTGCTTCGCAGTTAATAATTAAATACTTTTAGAGAAGAAAGAAATGTGTTTAAGTGAAGCGCAAGCTGAACGCAAACACATGTGAGCGTGAGCTCACATCAAAACAATAAATACCATATGAAAGTTCATGACATTATATCAGAAGCACCAGGATTAGGCACTGCGATTAAAGCAGGAGTCAATGCCTTCAAGGCGGCTAGAACAGGTGCACCAGCAGTGGCCCAGGCAGCTACTACAGCGGTAAAGAAAGCAACAGCTACCGGCATCACATCGTTAGATGATATTGTAAAGATGACCCCTGAACAATTAGCCAAGTTAGCTAGCAAGCCAGCAGGAGTAGAAGCATTGAAGGCTTTGGGAAAAGAAGCCACTGATGCACAAAATTATAAGGCAATGGATAAAATTGCCAATGTTTTAGGCAAAGACACTAGAAACTTGTATCAAAAGGTTGCGCCCAATCTTATTGGTGGGAAAACTATAGCCCCAGAAGTGTTGGCTGGTCAAGCACTTAAGAATTCATCACTTGCTGGAAAATCAGGTGATGTAGTAAAGTTAGCCACAACACTTGGATTAGCAACAGAAACTTATACATATTGGCGTGACTCATCTGAATTAGATAAGAAGTTAGCTGCCGGAATGCCTCAAGAAGAATATAATAAACAATTACAAGAACTACGTGGTAAATTTATAACTGGTGTTATAGCACCTTGGGCGGCTATGACGATATTAAAATATCCAGCAAAATTATTAAAAATTGTTCCAGGCACAATGAAACTGGTAGGGTTTCCAAATGCTGCCGAAATTACTTCAATCCTAGCTAAACGTGGCTCTCAATTGGCACTGCTTGCATGGTTCAATGGTTTTGATGGAAAGGAGTGGCTAAACAACTTGATGGGTGGCGCTCTTTTTGGCACATTGGGAAATATTCCTAAAATGGCTGGAGAAATAACCACTGCACTTAGTGCAGGAGCTAGAGTTGCTACAGGTATAGGACTGCCAAAAGGATTTGAACCAAGTAGTACTGAAATTGGTGGTGGCTCAAGTGGTTATATAGATGTCACTAAAGGAACTGCTAGATCAGGCGGATTATAATAAAGGCAGTCCGCTTTTCTTTGTTAAATCTATATTGTCTTTAATCACTTCATTCATTACAATCCGATCATCCCTAGTGTAGGTATGAAACAGATCTTGACTACTAACTCCCCCGCGCATGTACCAGCTGATACGAAAGATTTCATCTTTCAAGTCTCTAATGTAGAGGTCAAAACTTTTTAAGTATGCCTCTAGTTCAGAGTCCGGGGTATAAATCAGCCTCTGACGAAAAAATTTGATTGATCCAAAGTAACTTCAACTTTAGATTCATGTCCGCAATTGCTACATTTTATATCTTGTTTGGGCATATCCCACTGTGTTTTGTTGGCTTCAAGTTTATTTTTAATGCGTTTAAAGAATTCTCTATCACTGTTCTTTAACCATTCGTCGATCATTGCAGGATCATCAACTGTATCATTACCAATTTGAACATTTTCAATGCTGGTTAAAAATAATTCTATTTGCATTTCAGCAATGCGTTTGTAAATATCGTCTTGCACTTGCTTCATTTGTTCATCGTCACCAGCAGTTTCAGCTGTGCTTAGTTGATACAACATCTTTTGAAGTTTATAATTTTCCATATTAAACTTTGTGATTTCACTATATTTCAAAGGTCTAATATTAATTGTAAGATCATCTATTTTTATTTTGCCATCAAATGAAATACTATTAAAATATTCAATAACTTTGCCAAGATTAACAATAAATTCATTTTCAGTTTCACATTGTGGACATGTGTGAGTCAGTTCCATTTCATCGCCATATGTGGCAACACGGATTGCCACTAACAATGCATCAACATCAATACTGGGCATGTCTTTGGCATTTTTAATGTATGGACAGCAACTTTCAACAACCCTCACAGTTGCTTCACCGTTAAACAACGCATCTGGAGTTTTAAAAACAATTTCATCCATGCCAGTCATGCCAAAAATAGGTGCGTTATTATGGTCACCTTGTAATGCGCCTTCGG